CACAGTGATGAGCTGTGAGTTACCAAATATGTTCAATTAGGCGGATCGATCATCAGTCGTCCGTCTTGGGGCATACTCATCGTACTAGCACTTCTTTGCCGAACAAGGCGAATATGGTGCGTTCCACGTTACTGCTTCTATGAATCCTCGGAACAGAATCCACAAGCGCATGGGCATGTTTGGGACATCACTATTGACACCGTGATGACGATTTGTCCAGGATGGACCCCACATCCGGTCTGTGCCTCCGCACGACCCGGGTTGTACAACATTATCACCCCTCTGTACCTGAGGGTGGATCTTTAATGGCGTGCACCTACCAGCCGGCTAGTCAGACCGGACTTAATGGGACCTACGGGAACAGAAGCAACCACTTGGGCATGGTGCCTCAACCCCGTCGATTCGGAGAAGCGCCCTGCGGGTGCAGGCTTCTTTGTTGAGAAACTTCTCGAGTGCGAGATTCTTGTCCACTCTTCCCTCCACAGAGAAAGCAAGTGACCCGTACGGGGCACTCGCGATCCAACAATTAGCACCTGTAATTGTTGTGGCTGTGGCAGTGATATCAATGTAGGCGGAGGCCTCAGACGTCAGGATAGACAAGACGTAGGAACACGCGGTTTGACCGCTGTTCACAATGATACTCTGTACCACGGAAGAATACAACCCGGAACCGTTAGATTTGCTCATAGCGGAAATCACGGTACCCGTCAGGTTGAACGTCATTGTGTACGTTCCCGGGTTGACGAATGTGAAGCGAGACGCTCCATTCACCTGGATCCCCCTAGAGTAGGAATCCACGCTAGCACCTGTGCCGAAAGGGTTAGCCGCAGTCATCGAGGTTGCCCCCGTGACTAGACCCCCCACTACCCCAATATCATTGGATCTGAGTTGAGGCGTGAAGAATCGGACAGTGTAACTGACATAAAGATAACCGACTAGCGCAGCGCTAGCTTGGTTCTCGGTACAGACAAATAGGTTGCCAATGTCGTACATCTTGATGTCGGTGGAGGATGGCTGTGAGTCACCTCTAACGAAGTTCATCTTCATCTTCTGAAGATTCCCCCGCTTGCAGAAATGCGTTACATTCTGCCAGGGTGCTCCACTTGTCGTCTCGTCGTAGGCTTCCGCCTGGATCGAGTCGGTGGGTGCGGCGTCACTCGCGTCATAGTCGACGGTGAGAATCACATCACCAGTCGCTGTGGTCGCGGTCTTGGTCTTGAACTCAAAGCTCAAGCTATCGAAAGAGTATGACTCGAATCGATTTGCAATTCCGCTCAACCAAGGAAAGGTTGCGGATTGACCAGGATTCACGGCATAGGATTGCTGAACCGTGAAAGACGTAGAGCCGAGAATCGTACCAATTCTCTCTCTGTGAGTGATACAGCAAGACTTCCCGTCTTTGCTATATTCGACCTTCGCATTCTTTGTCACGTTCTTTGATGAAATCGCGACGGGTGCACTCTCAGTGACCCCTGTGGACTTGCCCTTGGACCTCGCGGCAAGCTTCTTGTTGTTCTTCTTGGAAGACTTCTCCATGTTGAAAGTTTTGTCAAATTGTATGGGATCCACCATTTGACGTTGGCAGACTGTTCATCTCTCGCTAGGTACGTGCCCCAAACCGTGCAGTCGTTCGACAAATTCCGATACCCTAAGGCATCTTAGTACGGCATTTTACCTGTTCCCTTGGCATCCGCGTCATCGGTGACAAACCTCAAACGAGCGGCAATAGGCTAACAGAACCGTTTTGGTCTGTGAGGCGAGAAACCCCATCCCAAGTTTGAGCCATTGGGTGGCCTTAACGTTGAACTAATTCGCACTTCCTTTGTTTAACTGCATCGATTCCTTTCGGACACTGAACACAGTACCCCATACGTGAGTAGGGGCCCCCGCGAAACACGGAGGATAGTGAGAACCAGATCACCGACTCTAGCTTGCCGAGTAGGCAGGTAGTTTAACGACTTGCCGGTCGCAGTCCGGATCTACTGCCAATGGATCATGCTCAGAGCGAGTGCTCGAGCATCGTCCCCACTGTACCATACAGCGGGTCGTAGGAGTTTCCCTCCTAGTTCCTTCCCATACTTCGCGTTCCAGTCACCTACGAAGTAGTGGGCCCTCTGATAGGGTGTCTCGGGTCGAAGGAAGATCCTATTCCGTTCGATTCCACCCTCAAGCTGTGCCATACACAGGGCCTGAAGGCTCATTCCGGAATTGGAATTCCGGGAAGAGACCCAATCGATGTACGAATTTCTGACCATTTCTAGAGAATTGTTCTCAGCGAGGTCATCAAAATCGTACTCGTCCGAAAGCTTCGTGGCTTTCTTCTGAGTGAGGGAGGCACTACGGCCGGTCCGAGCAACTCGAACCAGCTTAGCGCCCTTGAGGCAGTTGGCTTCGGAGATGTGCCCCTCTCCGAGACCCGGGAACCGCCACCGACTCTCCTGACTTGGAGCCAACCACGGGGCGTGGATGGAATTCTCCAAGGTGACAATCTCTTCCTCTTCGGAATCGAAGGAGAGGTTGTCGTTGCTAGCCCATATCTGATATGCTACGCGCTTCTGTTCGTCCGTGACGCGGAAATGGAATCCCTCAACAGGTTTGACCCCAAGACCACCTAGACTCTCATGAATGAAGAGGTTTCGAGTGAACACCCCTCCTTTATGGAGTACCTGAGTCTCCCGCTTGACAGCATCTCTGTGTCGAGCAAGATAATCACGGAGGACGTTAGCTCTACGCGATGGCAGACACCCAGTCATTAGTTCGTTAATAACCCCAGTGATACTACGCTTCTCACTGACGTCATCGCCTCCCATGACTTTGCCCTGTCCGAAGTATAATCCCGCATTTAGATACGGTATATACCTCGGCTTCGCGCCCATCACCCCGATCGGGTAGTGGAAGCACATGCTGTTCGCGTTCGCGACAGTCGGATGATGATAAGCCTTTCCAGGACTCATCACAAGGCCAACCTTCCGGCCAAACTCGACGTGCTCTCTCCAGTGACTCTCGCGAGCCACATAGAGCATGTCATCCCCATTAACAAGCACTCCGCGTGATCTTGTTAGTGGGTCCCTACAGTCATTGCGGGTCACGGCCAGGTACAGGCCGAGATTTGCAAGACAAAGCACAGGGAAGCTCAGTATGGAACCCATGAGCTGCCCGTTGGCCTGTTCGACAGGATCCAAACGGACACCGTCCACTACGGGGTAGTGACAGGTGTGCGGTGCAAGAACCGAGAGAAAAGTCCGTCTCAGTTCTTCGGGAAAGTTCTGAACCAAGGAAGTCAGAATGGACTTACTCAGCCTGGCTGAGAGTCCGTCGGTGGCGGCACTGTAGTCGATTGAGAACCACTCGAATCGACCATTTCCGCCGTCAGGTCCATAGGTCTGGAGCCCAATCAGATCTTCCGCAGTGAGCGGTTTACCGATCAGACGAAAGCAAGGCATTCTTCTCATGATACCATGAAGAGCCTTCTGGAGCCTCTTACTAAAGTAGTAAGGCCCAGCTTCCCCCTTGGAGATCACCCTGACCTTCAGGGGCTCCAAGACGGCCTGAATCGTACAATTAAGTCTCCTGTCAACACCCTTGAATCTCTGGATGTAAGAGGACCACAGTTTCTGACCATCAGAAAACTCGTAGTCCTCGTGGACGTAATTGTAACGAACAGAGCCGTTGACGACAGCGACCGGGTAGAAATGCATTCTAACCAAGTCGGGGGTCTTGCCCCGGCGAGAGACACGGACACCTTCCTGGAAGTGAACCACGTGTCCCGGTTGGTACCGGTCAAGCCCTGCGGAGGACCTGAGGTGGCCAATGGCACCTCCGTCCGCTCTTGAGGACTCCCAGCAGGCTTTTGTCGAAGCGACATAGCCCGTCTCGTCTTCGAGTGAATCCGTGATTCGGTACTCGTCAACAAGTCTCCCCCTAATCGTTTGGATGATAGGTTGGAGCTGGGACATCACGATATCGTGAGTCTCATCATCAATGGGATCCTTGATCTCCATTGCGGCGCGGTGCTTTTCGTAAGTGGTCAAAACCATACTTGCGGAAAGCGGGAGGGCAGCTCTCTTCGTCTGAAGGAAGCTGTACCATAAATGCGTGTTGCACGCATTAACGCAAAGCCGGGACTTCATCCACCTCTTCCAGTGCCCAGAGGGTTTGAAGTCCACCTCAGGAGGTTTGGGTGCCTCCGCTTTCAGGTACTTTGCCATCGGTAAGATCGTTA